TACCGAGGTGATGAAGGAGTACCGCCCGGAGCACGAGCGGATGCTGTTGTCGATGGCCTTGGCAGGTAACGCCTTCAAGAAAGTGTACTTTGACCCGAGTCTGAACCGTCAGACTGCGGTGTATATTCCGGCTGAAGATATCGTGGTGCCGTATGGCGCGGCGAACTTGGAGACAGCAGAGCGTGTTACGCACCGGATGCGTAAGACGAAGAATGAATTAAAGAAGCTCCAGTATGCGGGCTTCTACCGTGATGTGGACTTGGGTGAACCCATGCGCGTCATGGACGAAGTGGAGAAGCAGAAGGCGGAGGACCAAGGGTTCTCAGCCAGTATGGACGACCGATTCCAACTCCTTGAGATGCACGTCAGCATTGACTTGCCGGGATACCCGGATGTTGACAAAGACAACCATGAGACTGGGATAGCTCTTCCATACGTAGTAACCATCGAGAAAGGCACCGGTACCGTTCTGGCTATTCGGCGCAACTGGAGGGAAGATGACTCGCTCAAAGAAAAAAGACAGCATTTCGTCCACTACGGATACATACCGGGCTTTGGATTTTACTACTTCGGTCTCATCCACCTCATCGGGGGGCACAGTAAGGCTGCCACCTCGCTACTTCGTCAACTCATTGACGCGGGAACCCTCTCTAACCTACCGGGAGGTCTCAAATCTAGAGGACTCCGCATTAAAGGAGACGATACTCCCATATCTCCGGGCGAGTTCCGAGACGTAGACATTCCGTCTGGCGCGATCCGCGACAACATCCTCCCGCTGCCGTACAAGGAGCCTTCGCAGACTCTCGCTGCCTTGATGGACAAGGTGGTAGAGGAAGGCCGTCGCTTCGCTGCGGTATCGGATTTGAAGATCAGCGACATGTCGTCGCAGGCTCCGGTTGGTACGACCCTCGCCATCTTGGAGCGAGTGTTGAAGGTGATGTCGGCTGTGCAGGCCCGCATCTACTACGCGATGAAGCAGGAGTTCAAGCTCCTCGCGGCCATCATCCGAGACAACACGCCAGATTCGTATTCGTATGAGCCGGAAGTGGGTAGCCCAAGTGCGAAGAAGGCTGACTACGATGATGTCGATGTCATCCCGGTATCTGATCCGAACGCGGCAACGATGTCGCAGAAGATTGTGCAATACCAAGCAGTGCTGCAGTTGGCGCAGTCTGCACCAGACATCTACGACATGCCGTATCTGCACCGGCAGATGATTGAGACGTTGGGTATCCGAAACGCCAACAAGATTGTGCCGTCAGACGAGGACATGAAGCCCGTTGATCCTGTGACGGAGAACATGGACATCATGAACTCCAAGCCGGTCAAGGCGTTCTTCTACCAAGATCATGAGGCTCACTTGCAAGTGCATATGATGGCAATGCAAGACCCGAAGATTCGCATGATCGTGGGACAAAATCCGAAAGCGCAAGAGATCATGGCTGCAGCGGCTGCTCACATCATGGAGCACGTGGCATTCCAGTATCGCAAAGAAATCGAGAAGCAACTCGGTGCATCTTTGCCTCCGATGCCGGAGGGAGACAAGGACGAGACGTATCTGCCAGAAGCGGTCGAGTTGGAGGTGTCGCGCCTTGCAGCACAGGCTGCGGCAAAACTTCTTCAGAAAGACGTGGCCGAGGCTCAGGCTCAGCAGATTGCACAGCAGCAACAAGATCCTGTTATCCAGATGCAGCAGATGGAGCTACAGCTTCGTGCTCAAGAGTTGCAGCTTAAACAGCAGCAGATGCAGATGGATGCTCAGGTTCGTCAGGCCGAGTTGCAGCGCAAGACGCAGGAGATGCAGATCGAAGCAGCTGCCAAGGCTGATGAGCTTGATCTTAAAAAATCTGAAATCCAAGGACGCCAGCAGATTGAGGTAGCTCGTCTGCAAAGCGACTTGCAAAAACACCGTACCAACCTGTCGGCCAAGCAGCAGGCAGAGGGAGTACGCATGGGTATCGAGATCGGCAAAGCGAAGGAGTCTTCGCAGGAACGCCGTATGCAGGCGCAACAACGTCAACAGACGCAGAAACCACCAAAGAAGGAGGAGTAAATGTCTTACAACAACGCTCTGGAATACTTGGAGTCAAGAATCCAAGAAGAGCGCATGACGATAGTCGCATCCGTCACTACAGGGAAACTGTGTGAAGGCGAATACAAAAGGCTATGCGGGGCGTTACAGGGTCTCGACCTCGCTGTTAGCTACATCAAAGACCTTGCAAAGAGGATGGAAGAAGAGTGAGTAACATCGACGTAGAAAAGACACAGGAAGAGGCTGCTAAAGCCAAGCTCCTGCCAGACCCGAAAGGCTACCGGATGCTATGTGCGGTACCGCACGTAGAAGAGGAGTTTGAAGGGGGCATCATCAAGGCAGATAACACCGTCCGCACTGAAGAGCAGACCACCGTGGTCCTGTTCGTCATCAAGATGGGCGACCTCTGCTACAAGGACAAGGACCGGTTCCCCACCGGCCCGTGGTGCAAAGAAGGCGACTTTGTACTGACCCGTCCGTACTCGGGCACCCGCGTGGTTATCCATGGCCGGGAGTTCCGCATCATCAACGACGACACGGTAGAAGCGGTGGTCGATGACCCCCGTGGCATCCGTCGCGCATAAGGAGTAATTCATGCCTGAAGAATTTAAATTTCCAGATGAAGTCGCAGAGAACAAAGCTGACGCTAATCTGGATAACAATGATATTGAGGTTAAGGTGGAGGACGACACCCCACCAGAAGACCGTGGCCGTAAGCCCCTGCCCAAGGAGGTAGTGGACGAGCTTGAGAATGATGACCTTGAGGAGTACTCCGAGAAGGTCCGCAAACGCCTCTCCCAGATGAAGAAGGTCTGGCACGATGAGCGACGTGAGAAAGAACGTACCGCCCGTGAGCGAGAAGAAGCACTGCGTTTTGCTCAGGCTCAGTTTGAAGAAAACCGCAGGCTCAAGGAGCGACTGGGCGTGGGCGAGAAAGCCTACATCCACGAGATTACTAAGGCTGCGACCAACGAGCTTGCCACGGCAAAAGAGAAGCTGAAGTCGGCGTATGAGGCTGGCGATGCTGAGCAGATCACACAGGCTCAGGAGCTTCTGACGGAGGCCAAACTGCGGCTCCGTGAGTACGAGAAGTTTAAGCCCTCTTTACAAACTCAGAATTCAAGCGTACAACCAAACCAACAGGCAACGACACCGCAAGTGCAGCCTGCTCCAGCTATCGACCAAAAAGCCGAAGCGTGGAAGCAGAAAAACACTTGGTTCGGTGTGGACGAGGAGATGACTGCCCTCGCGCTCGGCCTGCACGAAAAACTAGTCCGGTCTGGTGTAGATCCTCGCAGTGATGACTACTACCGGCGAGTCGATGAAACCATGAGGAAGCGTTTCCCTGAGTCTTTTGAAGACGCGGAGGAACAACCTCAAACGAAGCAGGGTGAAAAGCCTGCTCGCGCCAAAACAGCTAATGTTGTGGCTCCAGCTACGCGGTCCACCGCGCCTCGTCAGGTACGCCTGACACCGACTCAAGTTGCCCTAGCCAAAAAACTTGGTTTGAGCAATGAACAGTACGCACGTGAACTTATGAAACTGGAGAATGACAATGGCTGATAACAGACTCGACCGTGAAGTTGAAAACAGAACTTCATCGCAGCGCAAGGCGACTTGGACTCCCCCGCAGACGCTTCCTTCCCCGAAGCCGCAACCGGGTTGGGTCTTCAGGTACATCCGGACTTCGATCATGGGTAATGCAGACCCATCGAATACCGCAGCAAAATTCCGTGAAGGTTGGGAGCCTGTAAAGGCTGAAGATCATCCGGAGTTGATGCACGTTTCCGATCCGAATTCCAAATTTAAAGGGAACATCGAGATCGGTGGATTGTTGTTGTGTAAGGCACCGGAAGAGCTAATGAAGCAGCGTGATGATTATTACGCTCAGCAAGCAAAGGCTCAGATCCAGTCCGTAGATAACAACTTCATGAGGCTGAACGACGAACGGATGCCGCTGTTCAATGAACGCAAGTCCAGTACCTCGTTCGGTAAAGGTAAATAATTTTCTTTTTGGAGTGACAAATGGCATATCCTACTGTTGACAAGCCGTATGGCTTGAAGCCGGTCAATTTGATCGGTGGGCAGGTGTTTGCCGGTTCAACTCGCCAACGTCGTATTGCTTCCAGTGCGTCAAGCATTGGTTACGGCGACCCGGTCGAGTTTGATACCGATGGCACCGTGAAAGTAACGACGGCTACGACGACGGCTCCCACTGGCGGTTTCGCTGGTGTGTTCTTGGGTTGTAACTTCGTATCTTCTGTGACGGGTCAACCGACCTACTCGCAGGCTTGGATTTCGGGCACTGCGGTCAAGGCTGGTACGTACGTTGTTGCGTATGTGGCTGATGATCCAGACACCCTGTTCAAGGCTGTTGGCGTGACGGCTTCGCTCGTGGTCTCGACCACGACGGGTTTCACGTATTCAAGCGTTGGTTTGAACGTGGCTCTTGTGGCGAACACGCTGAACACGACGACGAACGACTCTCAGCAGGGTCTGGAAGTTGGTTCTGCTGCGGTCACGCGCTCGTTGCCGATGCGTATCATTGATGTTGTCGAAGACACGGCGTTTGTGTCGAGTGGTACCGTTTATTACCCCGAGGTAATCGTGAAGTTTAACGCTCCGTATCTGACGAGCGTTTCGCTGATCGTTGGTGGACACTCTTACTACAACCCGCTCGGCGTTTAATAGGAGTTCTAAGACATGGCTATTTCACGTGCACAATTACTCAAAGAGCTCCTTCCGGGTTTGAACGCCCTGTTCGGCCTTGAGTACAAGACCTATGGTGAAGAGCACAAGGAGATCTACGATACCGAGACCTCCGAGCGTTCCTTCGAAGAAGAGACCAAGCTTTCTGGTTTCAGCGCGGCCCCGGTAAAGCCGGAAGGCAACGCGATTGCGTATGACAACGCACAGGAAGCGTGGACTGCTCGTTACAACCACGAGACGATTGCTCTCGGCTTCTCCATCACGGAAGAAGCGGTTGAAGACAACCTGTACGATTCGCTGTCCAAGCGATACACCAAGGCGCTCGCCCGAGCGATGGCGTACACGAAGCAAGTCAAGGCGGC